CGCTTGAATTTCATTTTCTTCACTCATTTGGAGTTTCTCCTGGTTTTGCTGATCCGGTAAGTGCCTGAATATCAGGCTTTTTTGTCATGGCTCCAGTTGTTCTTCTAGTCGCTTTTTGCGGTCTAGGGGCTGGTCCATTTGCTCCTTGTGGAGTTGGTTGTGGCATTGCACCTTGTGATCCACTTGGCTGCATTACCATTTGTTCTAATTGTTCGTTTTCTTCATTTTCTTCAGGCATATCCCTAGCGCCCGATTGCATAATCATAAGAGCGTCCATTGCCGCCTGTTTGTTAATATCTAAATTGGCTTTCATAACTTCAACATCAGCTTTCATGCGGTTTGTTTGCGCGTCATACCACTCACGTTCCATTCGCTGAATTTCAAGCAATTTTTTCTCTCTAAGATCTTGAATTTCTGCGCTCATGTGTTCCATCTGACTAGCTAATTGATTCATAGCTTGCTCTGCTTGAAGCAACTGTGGATCTGCTTTATCTCCGGCCTTATTCACTTGTTGAATCTGTGGCGGTAGCATTGCTTGCAGTCTGCGGCTAATTTCTTCAGCACCAGGCCAATCCATGTTCTTGACCATCAAATCACCAATCAGGCCAAACAAGCTAGGGTTAGCTTGCGTTAAGCTCAACATCATTTGTGATGCTTCATCTCGTTTAGTGGCATAGCTTGGACCAGAATCACAGACAACATCATATTGGCCAATAGTTGGGTTAAAAATCGAATCAATTGCAGGATTATCTGTTCCAACAGATGCTTGTGGAAGGTTTGGATTAAGCTTAACTGTTCTTGGTGATCCATCTTCTCCAATGATCCTAGCCACTCTGGGTCTGTCATAAACTTTAGGAATCATGTCAAGAATCACTCTTCCGCATTGACGTATTGAGCGGTTTAGGTTGTCTTGATAATGGAAAGTGTTTGTATCTGCTTGCTTTTGTCGCAAAAACAAAGCACGCCCCGATACTTCGTTGGACTGTGCGCCTAAGCTGGGTTGATAGATACCCATAGATTGCATAATGTCATTTTCAGCAAGCTGAATTGCTTGCATGATTGCACTTGATGCTTGAGGAGGTATTGCGCGTTGTGGCGGCCCGACTGGTTGACCCGCAATATTGACGGGATCGTATTCTAAGTAAGCAACAGATTCTTTGTTTGCTCTTCCCCAGTTGGGATCTGTTTCAAACTGCCCTGCAACACCAATAAAAGGAGCCTTTGGAGATAAGGCTACATTTTCAGCGTTGGCCGACAAATAATAGTTGTACATCCTTTGAGCGTCTTTAGCATTGCGCACAAGACCTGCAAGGTAGCGCCTGCCCTGTAACCATAGCTCATGGCCAATAACAGGAATAATTGGGATGTACTTACATGGGATTTCAGTCTGTTCTAAGATTGTGTCGCCAGTAACCTTGCACCACATGCAGCGCTTTACATCAGCCATTCGGCTCATCCCGGTTTCTGGGTCTTGAATCTCCTGCTCTTCATGCTCAATATAATAATACTCAGCCACGCGCACTGAATCTTCAGTGAACCAACCTTGAGCATCACCATTGCCGGCTGCATCCCATTGCGTTTCCGGAAGGTCTGGATACATGCGCTTAAATTCATCTTTTGCCATTTCTTCAGCAATGATGCACCACTCAGCGTCTGACCCATCAGGTTGTTTGCTGTGCGGGTCCATGTACACCTTAAATGGATCAGGCACTCGGTCAATATATATCTCTTGATCAAAACTTGTGTCATCTGCCCAATCGTTTCTAACTCTAAAAAAGCCCAGACCTGTATCAACCTGACTTTCTACGGCAGTGTCATAAGCAATAGAAGCGTTGCTATTATCTTGAATGTGTCTGATAAGGCCCATGAGTACATCAGCGGTATCTTGATCAGCACCAGAATTAACAGGACGAACACGAATAGATGGTGTATTTTGACGTATCTCATTAACCACCTTATCTCTAAACTGAAGTAGTCGATTTACCACCAACATGGGTCGTTCCTTGCCTGGTCGGTTACGATCATACTTCGCAGCCTCTGGCCATTGATCACCCAGACGCGCAAAACGAATATCGTCCATCATCTCTTGACGGTTCTGAGCCGTAAACTCAACAGCTGTAGCAAACCGTTTTCTGATGGTTTCTAATATTTCTTCTGTGCGAGTTTCAGGCTCTGCGTTGTTGCCTAAGTCTTCAAAAATGCTATCTGCGTCTAAGTTCATTATGTTGTACTCTCTTTAACTCATCCAATCGCCACCACGCATACCGTCATCAATACGTTTGCGTTTAATGTTGTCGTTTTTCAACTGATCAACGCATGTTGCCAAATATCTAAAAGCATCAGCCCCATGAGAATACTCATCATGCAGAGGACTTCCTGGTTCTTCAGTTCTAGCATTAATTGATCTTCTGTACCGCTTTAAACATTCCTGCAATCGTTCGGTTTTTACCTTATCCATCCACAAACGCGGAAACATCATGCGACATAGCTTAATGCCATGTTCAATATCTCCAATAGGAATAATTTCAGTTGACCATCCCATTTGCTCTAAGAGCTCTTGAGCTGATTTTCCTGTTTTGTAATCTTTTGTGACACCGTCATGCGGGAGCCACATTTTTCCCCAATTGTACGGTTTCTGCTTTAATTGTGTGCTGTACCAATCAAGCGTTTGGTGTGAGTTCTCAATATAATCAACAATCCTACATTCTGATCCAGATCTCTGTGCAATGATAATTGCCATGCTATCGTTCCAACCAAGATCCCAGATAGCGTGCGTTTTTAAAACTGGGTCATGATTGCAAATAGTAATCCGGCTTTCATCAAACATTTGCTGAAATTCTTCAGCGTATATTGCCCCATCCACAACGGTTTTGGGCTGACCGTTCCAAATGTTTTCGTAGTCTTTAGGGTTTGTTTTTAAACAATGCAATCGTTCTTTTTCAAGAACTTCAGGAAACCAAGGATTATCATTCCAATTAATTTTAACGATTAAAGAATCAGGAGGTGGATTTATAATAAATCTTTTATAAGTTTCATCAGTATCCAGATCAGGATTAAGAGTAATCCAAATTTCTGATTCAGGTTTGCGTATTGTTGGAATCAAAATATCCCATGATTTTTTGGAAACAGTTTGTGCTTCTTCAACCCAAACCCTGTCCACACCTTCAAATGATTTAATAGACTCAACTGTATGACTGGCTAACCCGGCAAAACTAAATTCAGAGCCGTTTTTACCTTTAATGGCGGACTCAGTTACTGAAAAGAAATAGCCAAGATTCATCTCTTGGATCTGATCCACCAGCAATGTGTGTACCGATTGTTTGATTGACTTTTGAATTTCACGCGCACAAAGAATCCTTAATGGTTGTTGAGCAGCTTGAATAAGTAATGCTCTAGCTGATGCCCAAGACTTACCAGAACCTCGTCCACCGTGATAGCACTTAATTCTGTGCTTATTAAAGATGGCTTTAAATTTTGGAGGAAACTTAACTTCAGTCTCCAAAGTTCACCTTTAAAGAATGTTCAACAGGTCCGCCATCAGCGCCTGTAATTTGCATTTTATCAACTTGAATACCGGCTGCTTTTGCTCTTGCTACTTCTGCGCTAATAGCAGCACTAAATTGATTGTTTTCTACAGCTGCTTTTCTAAGATCCAAAAGATCATCTAAATGACTTTCAAGAGTTATTCTTGCGCTTCTCGCAATTGGCTCCCTAATTTCTTTTACCCTTTGTGCAATCTTAGCGTCTGCCATAAGCTTAGAAGCGTTAACATTAACGCTAGAATCTTTTGTGGTTTCATTAACATCAAATGCTGATCTGTACGCATCTGATTGATTCATTCCAGACGCAACAGCACAAGCAAATGCCTCTTGTTTGGCGGTTAATTTAATCATCTTCGCTGCGTTGAAACCATTGATCACACGTATCCGTTCTTTGAACTATTATTGATTCTTGAGTTGTATGATGATCAAGAACACAACGACCAGGACTAGAATCAAATCTAACGACATCGTAAAACTCACAATTCTCACAAATCTTATCAATAACTTTCATTTAAAACTTCTGTCAATTTTTGCATATAGTGCAATGCTTTTTCTGCATCATCTGTTGATCCTGGCTTTAACCCATGACGCATAGAATATTTAATAATATTACCTTTCAAAAAGCCAATAAACTCATTACGAGTTAACACTGCCTCCATGACACACCAAGGGTGAACCGCCATTATTTTATAATGTGATCCTCCAATTTGTGCATCATCTGCTTTTATTGTTGTATGACTGTTCTTTTTTTGATTTAAATTTTTTAACCATTCTTCCGCAACGGCTGTCCATTCTTCTGAAGTGGCATTATCAATGCTCATATTTTATCCAACCTGTGCATTGCATAAAAATCGCTATATTTTTCAGGATAACGTTTTGCTAATTTTTCTATGTTTTCTCTTGCGATTGTTTCAAGAGATTCTCCAAGGACACTAGCAGAATAAGCGCAATACCACAAAATATCACCAATTTCTTCACGCAAATTATCACGGTCAATATTTTGGTCATATATTTCAAACTTTTTTACAGCATCTGAAAATTCACCTGCTTCACCTGTCAAACCTAAAGCAGCGTGAACTAAACCTTTTCTAAATCCTAGGTCTTTAGACGTTCGATTTGCAATCAACTGGTACTCTGCCATATCCATTTATATTTTTGCCTCTCTACGAGCCTCTTGATGCGCTTTAGCCCATTTGCTTGCTTGTTCTTTATGATAGCACCCGCAGGACTTGCTCATACCGCTCAAAATGTTTTGCGCCAAAATACTTCTGATTGTGCCACATTTGCATTTAGTAACAACCACTCTTTTTCCGTTGACATAAGGTTTATCATCTTCAATCACGGTCCAATAACCAAATGACTTACCCACAAGTTTTAAGTTCCGTTTCCTTGTCTTCTTTGGAAAGTCTGGGCAACCCTGCCCAATGTGTTGCTTCGCATCCTTCATAATATTGTCCAATTATTGCTGTTCCGTGTTTTAATCTTAATAATACTTTAGTTCCTTTTGGAGCTGGATAAATACTAATTTTTTTCCAAACCGGCATATACTCAGATTGATATTTTTCTGTCATTGGAATTTTAATATTTTAACTTTAACACCGCCGTTAACTACGGGATATCCGTACTCAGCTATAATTTTTTTAACCTGTTTATCATTTTCATAAATAATACCTTGCAAGGAATCCAAAACTACTTTAAGCGCATTATCTATATCAATACAGGTTTTTGATGCTTCGCCTTTTGCAGTCAACTTCGGTAGCAATTCTATTATGACCAGCACGTCATCATGCGTCAAGTTGTATTCGGATGCCCCTACAGTTGCTTTAACGTGCGTTTTAAACACAACAGCATCTTTGGATGGAACCATCCGATTTCTGAAGCAACGCCAGTAACGGTTCGCTGATGGGGGATAATTTAGCTCAATCTCGATCATGCTTAAATCCTCGGAAACAACAAACAACGGAACAACGAAATTTGCCTCTATTTTGACCTCCTAAAACAACCCGTTTGGTAGTTGTTCCGTCCTATAGGAAAAAATGTTCGGAACAACCCCCCTTGATGTGGGGCTTAACGCCCCCATCATCGGGTAGGGTTTTTCATTGTTCGGCAACACTACGGAACAATGGGAACAATGTACGGAACAACCTCATTTTTCACCCGCTGGACGATAGTATTTAGTTGCGTTTTTATGCTCGCCTTGCACGTTAATTTCTACTTTTTGAGCATCCGTCAATTCTGCAAGCGCCTCTAGTAAATACGTCTTTTTCCCTCCAATTTCTTCGTAAATTTTGTTCGTACTGACCCCTAAAAAGCTGTACAGACCTTCATCCATTGCCTGTTTCCATTCCCTTTTAATATAGTCCAATACCCTTATTAAGCGCATTGAATCATCCATGTTTTTATTGCGAGCAGATACCTCGGCTTTCCTAGCTTCCATCGAATCATCACCGAATAAAGGTTGCGGAATACCGAACCTATATACTATATCTTGAATCTCTCCCCAAGGCGTTGATACTGTTTCATTACCAGTAATGGTATCCATTTCCATTTCATTAAAAGCCGCCTCAAATCGTTTTTTACCCAACACAAAAAAGCGCTTATCAGGAATATCTTCATCCTTAACTAAAAAAGCCACCCCATGCGCGTCACCTACCCAAGCACCGCCACCTCTCGGTGAAAGTTCATCAGGCGCAGAGGTGCGAGTAATCGCTTTTGCTAGATGCGCTATGAGCCACATAGAGCCACCGTTAAGCGTTTTTTTAATCGAACCTATGGCTCTACCAATCTCCGCGTTATCGTTCTCATTGTCTAGGTCAATCGTTGCGTTACTGGTATCAAAAATAATGAGTGGATCAATCATGTAATGGTTCTGATTAGCTTCCGCTTCGTATGAATAGCGCTCACGCCAGAACTCTATAGACTTAGCCAGTTGTTCTGGTTTCCGCCTGTTCGCGGGGATCACATGAAACCATTCATCAAACTCTGATGCAGGAGCCACGTTCTCCGCGCTCATCATCATACCTTTTACGATACGCCTTAACTGACCAGGATCTTCAGTGACGTATATAACCTTCCTGCGTAGCACAATGTTAATGTTCGGAACCTTCCACAAACCCGCAACAATAGCAGCAATAGGAACCACAGCACTGGTCTTGCCGACACCGGCTGCACCGGCTATAACCGTCACGCCTGTGCCGATAAATCCGTCCACTGTATATTCAATATAATCAAAATTCCCACTGAAAAAACGGTTCCCTATAGGCTCATCATAGACAGGATCGTGAACCATGGCTTGATTGATGTTCGACTTAGGGTTGACCCAACCCAAGCCCTGGGCCTCTTTAAGAATGTGCCTGTAGTCTATTTCGTTTTTCGTATCTATGGGAAATGTTTCCCATTTGTTTCGAGCTTCAGCCGGATCATAAACATCGCTTGATTGTGACCATTCCATCCATAAAGATCGCCCGTCCTCACCGTGTTTTTTAAGCGCTAGTCCAAACTGCACCCAAGTATCGTAATCATCGGATCTGATTCGTGTAAGCGCTGAACGAATATCCGCCACCTGAGCGGGTGAAAGGCTGTGTTCACCATGACTAATGATCTGATTGAAGTTCTTCGCTCTACGCGCCTCATACGGCCTTAGAACCTGTTCTACGAAGTCGGTTAGATCAGTAAATGATTCGCACCTGTGAGCTGCACCTGTAACCGTAAAGAATCGCCCTGTAGAATAAGCCTCTATACCGTCTTCTTTGCTTGACCCTATAGATTTAAACTCTTTACCGTAACTAATGGCATGTACACCATCACCGTTTGGTGAGGATTCAACATAACCCGGTAGGTCGTTCCAAAGCACTTGGAGATGTGCGTGTTTAGAAATTTCATCAAAATCGATGCCCTGCCAATAATTGCCCGTTCCATCTGGGCCTAACGCAAATCCTAAACCCGCATACGGTTCCGGGCTATTAAGAATAGCCTCTGATGCGTGTTCAAAGGTAGCCAGCTCAAAAAGATCCTCTTCAGTGTCGGTTGATTTGCGCGTGAAACCAGAAATATAAAAAGGAACCTTTCTGGGCTTCTTACCAACTACAGGATGTGGGACTTCCTTCCATAAGAGCCATCGCTTTGCGTGTAACATCGCATCGGGTATTTCTTCCGAGATACCTTCAAGGCTTTCTAATAACTCTCCTGTGTCTTTATCAATAATCATTCTTGCGTCCTTCCAAATAATCACTGATCGCTTTTACAGCCGCATAAGAAGGGTTAACAGTGCGCCGCTTCGCAATGTCTTTAACCGTGTTGTAGTGTAGCCCTGTAGCCTCTGCAACTATCATTAAGCGCCGATCTGATAAAGCATATCTAATTTGTTCAAGCGTCATCATGTGCGTGTCCTCTGTTAAAAAATGTTAATCAAGTGTTGACACCTTACATGAATTAGTCTTATGATTCAACTGCCGTCACAACTTGCATCGTGCAAACCGTGACATATGGAGTTTTATATGAGTATTAATCTAAAAACCACAAGCAATGTTCACTCAAATGGAGTGAAAATTCTTGTATATGCCCAAGCCGGAGCCGGAAAAACTTCGCTGATACCTACTTTACCTAACCCCATTGTTCTAAGCGCTGAAGGCGGTCTGTTATCTATTGCGGATGCAGACATACCCTTTATTGAGATTAGTTCAATGACGGACCTTACAGAGGCTTATGGGTGGTTGACTGAATCTAAGGAAGCAGAAAGTTATCAATCTGTTGCCTTAGACTCTATCAGTGAAATTGCAGAGGTAGTGCTTAACACGGAGAAGAAACAAACCAAAGATCCTAGACAAGCGTATGGGGCCATGCAGGAAGCCATGACGGACATCATACGTTCCTTTCGTGATCTTCCGAATCGCCACGTGTACATGTCAGCCAAGTTGGACAAGTCCCAAGATGAAATGGGTCGTATTTTGTATGCGCCTTCTATGCCTGGTAACAAGACTGGACAATTGCTTCCATACTTCTTTGATGAAGTGCTTGCGTTAAGGGTTGAGAAAAACGCGGATGGTGAATCTACTCGTGCGTTGATGTGCGATTCTGACGGGCTTTGGTTAGCGAAGGACCGTTCAGGAAAGCTAGAGGCATGGGAAGTACCTGACTTGGGAACGATTATTCAAAAGATTGGGGGGAGATGATGATAAATAGACTAGCAACTGAATGGATCACGGCTAAAGAAGCCGAGCGGGTAGCTGTAGAAAAGCGCCGATCTATTGAGGATCAGCTAAAGCTACACCTGAAAATACAGGAGCAAGATGAAGGCACGATTTCACACAAAGATGATGTTTATACGATCAGGGCTGTGTGTCGCATGAACCGTAAAATTGATTCCGAAAAGCTTTTAGCAATAGCAGGTCAAAACGGCTATGCTGATCAGTTGGCTAATCTTTTTAGGTGGAAACCTGAAGTGATTCAATCAGCATGGAAGTCTGCTGATCCTAAGATGATACACACACTAAGCGCCGCCATAACAATGGAACCTGGGCGTCCTTCTTTTTCAATTACAACCATAGGTGAATAACAATGGCATTACTTAACAACGTATTTGAACTCTCATCAGTACCTGAGCGCGAAGAGCGCACTAACGACTTTACGCCAATTCCTGCCGGATGGTACACCGCTATGATGATGCGTACCGAGATCAGACCCACCAAAAAAGGCGGCGAAATGATTAACATTAGATATGACATCACAGGCCCGGAACACGTTGGCCGTGTTGTGTTTGGGAACATCAACATTGCAAATGACAATCCAGTAGCGGTACAGATTGGTCATGAGCAGTTAGGCCAGATTCTTAGGGCCATTGGTCTTGATCGTTTGCGTGATACTGATGAATTGTCGGGTCATACATTGCAAATTAAGGTTGAGGTGCGTAAGTCTGAGGGTTATCCTGATGCTAATGAAGTGCGAGGCTGGAGGGCGATTCCATCAAGCGTACCTAAATCACCATTTGCAGACTTAAAAAGCGATCTAGGAGCAGAACCCGCACCTAAGAAAGCGTCTACGGCTAAAGCTAACCCACCTTGGGTTAAGTAACGATTGTCTCCCTCTCTGGCGGTCTTATGGCCGCCTTTTTTTTGAGCTAAAAAACATGAACATTCAAACCTTAATAGATGCTCAACATGAGTCTTTACGAGAACCACCGCGTAGTCACTTGGGATGCTCCACACTCGGACATCCATGCGATAGATGGTTATGGTTATCCTTTAGGTGGGCTGTGGTGGACAAACCCAGCGGACGAATATTGCGTCTTTTCAGAAGAGGCCAGCTGGAGGAATTACAGGCTATCAAAGACCTACAGGCCATTGGTTGCAAATTCAGCCATGCCCAGAAGCGGGTGGAGTTCGGTTCTAACGTATCCGGTAGTCTTGATGGCATATTAGAAGGTGGTTTACCGGATCACGAGTTAAAGCGCTTTGTGGTTGAGTTCAAGACGCACAATAAAAAGTCGTTTGATGAATTAGAAAAAAAAGGCGTTGAGCTTTCAAAGCTAACGCACTGGGTTCAGATGCAAGTGTATATGTTGGGAACACAGATTACCCAAGCGCTTTACTATGCTACCTGTAAAGACGATGACCGCATCTATACCGAAATTGTCAAGCTAGAAGTTGATCCCGCTACGTATTACGTCAATAGAGGCAAACGCATTGCCTTGTCTGATTCGATGCCTGAACCGATCTCAAGCAATCCTAGCTGGTATGAGTGCAAATTCTGCCCTGCCTGGGAGTTCTGCCATCAAACCAAATTAACTAAAGAGGTTAATTGTCGTACCTGCGCTCATTCAACAGCTACAAAGGATGACCAGTTTACGTGCGCCCAATTTAATAATGAGCCTATGCCGGTTGAATGGCAAAGACAAGGCTGCACTCAGCATGTGCTACACCCTGATCTAGTTCCCTGGCCCAGAACGGTCAGCAAGGTTCAAGGTGAAGCGGTTTACATCATTGACGGTAAAGAGGTGCGTAACGGTGAGCCGGATGCTTATGTATTTAGTAGTAAGGAGTTAATTGCTGATTCCACCGCCTGTGCCAATCAAGATGATCGGGTACAAGAGCTGCGAGAAAGTTTTAATGCAAAAATAATTGAAAAAAGTGTTGATATTGATATGTAGTGGTCTTATTCTTACATTCAAGCCACGGGGCTGACAACAAAAACACCAACTTGGAGACAGACAAATGACACAACAAGACGCAAAAAGAATCGCTTTATTAGTCGAATTTATGGCAGCTCAACAATATGACCAATCAGCGGTAATCTTGAAAAAGCTAACTAAAGATTATCCTGAAATGGGCACAGCTTTAGCATCTGAACTAGGGTTCACAAATCACCCTAAATACAGACAAGAATCTTAATAGGAGACACCACCATGACCACACTACTACAAATCGCTTTTATCTTGTCTGTAATGACCTATGCTTTTGTTGGCTTTGTGCAGGGTTACTAAGATGGATTACGAACCCATAAACATAGCAGGGCTGAAATACAAACAACAAAAACGCAATTGGTTTAATTGTATGCGCGTTAAGCTGATTGATTGGCAGATTCAGCGTTGTTACAAAAGAACCGCTCAATTGATTGAAAAAGCTAAAAAATTAGAGGATTAATAAAATGAAAACAACCTGGACAAAAGAACAAGAAAAATTGATGGAAATTGAATTGCCGTTAATTGGTGTTCAAGAAATGGCAGCTTTGTTAAACCGCAGCAAATATTCTGTTCGGGACAAAGCAAAATCTATGGGTTTAATTTCTAAAAATGCTAGGGTAAGCAATCGAAGAAAGCCTAAATCAGAGGAGTGTTTTTTAGAGCGTCAAATTATGGTTGATGAACTCAAATACTTTATGAATTTTTCTTGGCCAAACAATCAACAAAAAGTTCAAGAGGCTTATGCGCGAATTGATGATGCTGTTGCACATCAAGACCTGAGTTGGTGGTGGAAGCGAAGAGATTTTACGTTAGGTCAATTATGCGAAATCTTTGTTGATAATTATGTTTGGTGGACCGAGCGAGATGTCATTAGAAAAAAAATAGAAAATTTAAAAGAACATTTATTAAGCGGAGCATTTGAAACAAAATCACATGCAATTGATTTGTATTTTGGAGCTCCAGAATGATTACAATTATTTGGAACAATAACGAATTAGACGTAGATGGCAGAATTACTAAGTATTATCCAGCAACGATGGAGGAACCCGCTGAAGGTGGTGACGTTGAAATTAACGCTATTTGGGTAACACTAAAAACTATTGGTGGAGATCTGGTTACGGTAAACATTATGCCGGTCTTAAGTGAGCAAGATTATGAAGAGATTGAAGAGATTATTTGGGAGCGCAGAAATAATGAGCAAAGAACGCGAACTGTTGAGACGGGCACTTGAGGCTTTGAATGATAGAGAGGCGCAGTTAAGTGAGTTGGGATATGGGTGCTTGATGGCAAGGCTTTTAGAAGATGACATCCTAGCCTACCTAGCCTACCTAGCCTCCGAGCCAGAATCCGATGAGCCTGTGGCGTGGTCGGTATTTGACGGTGAGGGAGGGTATGACTATATCTCATACGAAAATAACGAAACTTACAAAGATGAGTTCATATCTCGCAATCGAGCAGAGCATTATAAAGAGTGGGTGCAACCCCTTTACACCAGACCCGCCAAGCCAGAAAGAAAGCCAATGACTCAGGAGGAAATTGATAAGGGGTTTTCACTAGATTGGTTTTACGGATCGTTTGTAGAAGGAATCCGCTTCGCAGAACGACATCACGGGATTGGAGGGGAATCATGACTCAAGAAATTAGAACTTGGACTCTAGTGCTATTTTCTACAATTCACTCATCAACAGACCACGTATTGTTTTCCGCTATGTGGGCTGTTCTTGCCATTTTAAGTTTGATTGCTCAGTGGAGAGAAAAATGACTTCAGAAAGAAAATCATGGGCTGAAATCCCTAAAATGTGGATTACTTACGATGATACAGGATGGATTGAATATGTTTATCCACAAAAAATACCAAATACTGTCGGATGGGTAAGGGCTGATCTGGTTGATGAGTTGATTGAGGCTTTGGAAGCGGCTTTGAGTCACGATCAGCCATATTTTGAAAGATCCAAAACTGCACTAGCCAAGATTAAGGAGGAGATATGAACGAAACAAAATTACGCGCAACGCCGGGGCCTTGGCACTACGACCAAGAAAACAACGCAATTTACAACAAAACGTGTTTATACATTTGCGATGCGCCAAAAAATAACGACCACGACAAACACCTAATCGCCGCCGCGCCTGATCTTTATGAGGCTTTGGAAATAACAGCGGAGTTGGTTGAGGCTTTGGGACATACAGCGAAAAAAGCCAGAGTCGCCCTTGCTAAGGCGCGGGGGGGGAACTATGAGTATTGAAAATAGCCGACCCGCGTTTCCTACCATTAAATGGGAACGTGATGAAGATGGAAATTTCTACCCCAATGAATCTGAAGGCATGACCCTACGCGACCACTTTGCAGGGTTAGCTATGCAGGGGTACGTTTCAAATGACGCATGGCGAAAGGATATGACGCCATACCAAACGGCCAGAGCGGCTTATGGAATGGCAGACGCAATGCTGAAATAGGGAGGGAGATGAAATGAACAAAGCACACGAACTGTTGAGATGGATATATGACGATCTTGAACGAGATACAAAGCTACCTTTGTGGCTAAGAGATAGGGTTCGAGATTTCCTCGCCGCCGAACCAGAATCCGATAAGCCTGTGGCGTGGATTACACCAGACGGGGAAGGATTTCGAATGAGGTTTGAGCCACCAGTAAACGATGTTCCGCTTGGATGGACTCCCCTATACACCAAACCCACCGCGCCAGCAAGGAAGCCGATGACTCAGGAGGAAATTGATAAGGGTTTTTCACTAGATTGGTTTTACGGATCGTTTGTAGAAGGAATCCGCTTCGCAGAACGACATCACGGGATTGGAGGAGAGGGATGAACAAAAGACACAAACATTACGAAATCATAATGGCGTGGGCATCTGGGAAGGAGATTCAGTTTTTTGATAGTGATGAGAATCAATGGCGTGATTGGGGACACACTACCTGCCCTTCCTTTATAGTAACTTCTGAATGGCGCATCAAACCTGAACCTAAGCCGGATGTGGTGGTAGAACTTAAAGCATTTGATGGGGAAGTTTGGATTAGTCGTGACGCAAACCTTATCCTCACTTTCGACGGAGAGGATGGCAGACTAATTAAAGCTGAGGTGATTGAATGAACGATGATTTTATGATTGTTATGTTTTGGGTTACTACACTATAGGAGAATGATTATGAGATACGCACTAACGCTTTTTATACTAGGATCAATTAATGTTGCTTATGCAAATCAGCTTGGTTGTTATCATTTCGGGAACATAACCCAATGCGATAACGGAGTCTCAACTTATCAATTTGGAAACATAACACAGATCCAATTACCCACACCCATACACACATTACAAATACAACCAG